TTTATGAATAAAGCATAAATAGTTATAAATCAACCACAGGTGCATACTTTATTACATCATTTAGATGGTCTGGAGATAAATGGGCATACCTCATAGTCATTGTTAAGGTGCTATGGCCTAACACCTTCTGCAAGCTCAAAACATCGCCACCATTCATAATAAAATGACTGGCAAAGGTATGTCTCAATATATGTGTACTTTGTCCTTGAGCTTTTTTAATGCCCGATCTTTCATAACAACTCGCAAAAGTATTCTTATTAGCCGCTAATGGTAGATCTAATTGAGCTTCTAATTTTGGATTAATTGGAATATATCTATTCTTACCACTTTTAGTATTAAATAAACAAATCTTGCCGTTTCTAATATGCTCAGGTTGCAAATTTCTAGCCTCTCCCCACCTTGTGCCGCAAGTTAAACATATCAAAGCACACAGGTAAGTATCTTTATATTGCTTAAGCTCTTTAAATAATTTTTTTATTTCTTCATCATCAAGATAAAACAACTCCCTCTCTGGAATCCTGATAGTGCGAACTTCTGCCAAAGGATTTGGATAATTTACTTCTTTCAGGCGTCTCAATTCATTAAACACACTTGATAAATAAGTTTGCTTGTTATTAATTGTTTTTGGCTTGTGTACCTTTAGTTTTTTAGCTCGATAATGTGCAAAATCTTTAGCAGAAAAATCTGAAGCAATAGGGTTGCCCAAATCATTAGCTACCTTCTTTAATAGCGCTTTACGCTGCTCTCCATCTCTCAAGCTTTGACCGTGCATTGTGTACCATGCTTCAATTAAATCTAACAACGTTCTATTGTCTTTTTTTACGCTTGCCCAGTCTTTGCTTTGATAGACCTCCGTAATAAAATTACGCTCATAACCTTGGGCCTCTTGCCTAGTTTTAAAGCGTTTTTGTATGCGTTTATTTCGCCCTTGAGTAATATCAACGGTAAATGTGCCATTTGGATTTTTTCTGACCATTTTTTACCTCATCAACGTAATTATTTACACAACCCTTTGAATAGGATTAATACTGTGGTAATTTTCAACATTACAATTAGTTAAATCATAGCTATCTTGTAGGTTTAGCCAGTATTGTGGCGAGTTGTTAAAGTATTTGCCAAGCCTTATTGCTGTATCACTACTAATTGATCGCCTTCCTTTTAAGATGTCACTAATGCGAGTCTGTTGCACAAAAATATCTTTCGATAGGCGATAAGCAGTGATATTGTAATCTTCTAGCAACTCTTGTAAAAATTCACCTGGATGGAAATTGTTTTTAATCATGGTTATTTCTCCTTCTGGACTGCTGTGTGTCGCCCGTCCGTTTAATGGTAATCAATAATTTCAACATCATATGCGTTGCCATTTTCAAACACAAAGCACACTCTATATTGTTGATTAATTCTTATACTGTATTGATCCTTCCTGTCTCCTATTAGCCTTTCTAAATGATTTGATGCTGGAGATCTAAGATCATCCAAACAAGTGGCGTTATCTATCTGAATCAATCTCATCAGTGCACGCTTGCTAATCTGTCCAGCAATAGTTTTATGCTTTCCATTAGTTGCAAATTTTTCAGTTCTTTTATCAGCGTAACTTTTAATCATTTTTATATTTTGTTATATAGTATCGCATTTCAATACTATTGTCAATCAATACTATCCTATTTTATTATTTTGAGCTTCAGTCTCTTTTTTGATATATGGATCAATATGCTTTGGTGGATCAATTCTTCCAGTGGTTATCCAAAATGCATATTCAGGAAATGTTTTGCATAGTTCCATATAGAACTTTCCATTTGGATTTTTTCTACCAGCTTCATAATTTCTAATACTAATTTCCGAGCTATCCAGTAATTCTGCAAATTTTTTTTGCGTGTAACCCTCTGTTTTTCTTAACAATTTTAACTTTTTGTCAAACTCCATAAAAAATAATCCTTGACAGTTTCAAAAGGAACTGTATATAATAAATTTAGGTTCTAAAAAGAACGGTTTTATATGACTCATTATACATACTTACACATAGGATTGAAGCATTATGAAGATAGATACAAATGAATTAAAAACAGTGGTTACGCATGAGATTGATGTCTCTGTAAGTCTTGCCACATCACCAGTTATAGAAGTTAGAGCGAGTAAATATGCAGAGTTAACTGGAATGCCTCTCACTGAAGTTAACTATTTTTGCACTCAGGGAATTCTTAAAGGTCGCAAGATAAATTCCAAAGGAAAGGAAATTACCGACTACTCAACCAAAAGAACGGCAGGTGTTTGGTATGTCAATATCAAATCCCCAATTCGCACCACAGGATCTTTGTAATGACCATCAAATTCAACGACATCGTTTATTGCGTAAGCCAAATAAATACACCAATCGCTTATCAAGTAATCGCACTATCTGAATCACAAGCATTATGTCGTCCAGTGGTTAAAGATATTAATTTACAAAAACTGGTACATTGGGAAGATCTTGATAAGCTTAGTCTTAATCTAAGCACCACTATTACGCTTTGTAGTTTTAATCATGACGCTCGTATTGCACTGGTTGTTGAAGAGTTTACCCGGGTGCATCATGCTTGGTAATAAGGCGAAATCTCACAGGCCCCATACAATAGACATCTTCAAGGATTCTATTGATGGATTGACGGATATCTCTCAAGATAACCGTACTGATAATTTTAGGCTTCGTGATATTGCTGCAACCATTCTGCACGATCAAAGAATTTGCAAGTGCGGCAAAAAACCAACCTCATCAAAAGTTAAAGTTCTTAAACACGTTGACACTGGCAAAGCTCACTTCTCAGGCTTGCAAACTTGTGGATCTGTTTGGTCTTGCCCATCTTGCTCTTCTAAAATCTCTGAAAAAAGACGCCTAGAAATATCAACCGCAGTTGATGCCTGGATTGCAAAAGGTGGTGAAGTGTTATTAGTTACTCTTACCTTCCCGCATTCGAAGGAAGACAACCTAAAAGATTTACTCTCTAAACAATCAGAAGCTTCTAAGAAGTTTAAAGGCCGCAGTGCGTATTCAAAGCACTTGCGCTCTTTGTACGGTATTAAAGGCACAATTCGCTCTTTAGAAACCACCCACTCAGAAGCTAACGGTTGGCATCCACATTTGCATGAGCTGTGGTTTGTTGATAGAGGTTTCTCTATTGTTAATCTTCGTCGCTATGTTTATGCGGCTTGGTCGCAAGCTTGTATTGATTCAGGACTAGAACGCCCAAGTATTGCTAATGGTGTAGATATTCGTAGTGGTGACTTTGCAGCAAGCTACGTTGCCAAATGGGGTCTTGATTATGAAATAGCCAAGGCGCACATTAAAAAAGGCAAAGCTAAAACCAGTAAAACCCCATTCCAGTTCCTCGATGAATACGATCAAGGCAACCATCGTTCAGGTGCTTTGTTTAGAGAATATGCCGATGCCTTTAAAGGCAAGCGCCAACTATTTTGGTCACGTGGCCTTAAAGCCTTTTTTAACATTGAGCAAAAATCAGATAAAGAACTTTTAGAAGAACAAATCGAACAGGCCAAAGAGATTATTACCATTCATTATGCCGATTGGATGAACGTGGTTAAACACAAAGCTCAAGCCTACATATTAAGTCTGGCAGAGCTACGCACCAAACATCAAATTTACGAGTTTCTACAACAACTAAAAGTTGCTCGTCCACCAGATATGCGCAATGATGCGCCTATGCAGTTGAGATCTGCTTAAACACCTCATGAGCCTTTTAATTAGTGAATAACAAAATAATACTAAAAACAAAGCAATTAAAGGAATTTAAAAAAATAATAGGAATAAAAAATATGTCAAATACAAATGAGCCTCGTACCATCATTAAAGATGGTTACGAGATAGAGATCACTAAAGAGTGCAAGGTAGATGTTTTAGAGGGTATCTCTAAACGTACTAACAATCCTTTTAAGATTGTTAAGCAAGAAGCATGGTTGCATACTGATGGTGTTGCTTATCCATCACGTTGTGCTATTCAATTACATGATCGAGGTCAAACACGTGCAGAAGATAATCCGTATGCAATCGGAGTATATCACTTAGCTGACTTGATCACTGTTGGCGGGTTTGGCGATCTGCAAATCTCACGAGATCTAACTCTAGTGCTTAAACACAAAACCTAGTTATGAGTTCAAAAAACCCATTTTTTAGGTTTCAGGTACGTACTTCTTTAGCATTGGTACTAATGACTTCGTGCGCACCTGTTTTTGCTTTTAATTCCGCCTGGTTCCCATCTGAGATTGAATATAGAAACACTTTTTTAGCCTTACTACTGTTTATGGTGGTTAGCTACTCAATGGCATACCTAGGCAAAGTAATAAGAACTGGTGGTGCATCTTGAATGACACATTCACACTGCTTGATTTTATCTTTGTATTCTCACTGGTAGTGATGGTACTTAGCTTTAATGTCTTCTTTAACAGATGAGTTAATAGCTTGCTCTTACTAAGCTTAAAAAATAAAAAGGAATAAAAATGAACAAACAAATAAGTATGCGAATAAACAAAGTTCTTAAAAATGTTTTGTTACTGGGCTTCGCCCCAGCAGTGATGCTAATGTCTAGTCAATCAATGGCGGTTGACATGGTGAGTTGGAGTGCTGGAACAGGCCCAGATGCTACATCGACAGATCTTTATTATGTTGATAATCACGATCCTAATGGTAATTACTATTACCTATCTGGCTCTAATGTGTATCAGGATATTTATGGTAATAGCTTTAACGGGGCTACGGATGTTTTGACAACCTACTATGGTGATTCTTTTGATGTCTTTAGCGCTGCTCAATATGAAGCGGCTAATTATCTAGATTATCAGATGTTTATTGATGAGAATCCTAATGCAGGATCCACAACAACTGATACAACGACAACTGATACCACAGGTGGTACAACTACAACCAGTGCAGGGACAGTAGCTTACAACGCAGGTGATATAACCGGCACGATTGCTAATATCCAAAACACCGCTATTGCGGTGATGGGTGCTTTTATTACGCTAGGGCTAACCATGATGTTTTATCGCAAGATCCGTGGGTTAGCCTCACGTGGTTAATCTATAAGAACAAATACGATGGGTTAATGACTTACCCTTTTTAAGTCTGACAATTGGAGAAGAACATGAACAAGTTAAAACTTGCATTGACATCTTTAGCCGTTATGGGTGCTAACTCTGCTTATGCAGTAGCAGTGGACTATGATGCAGCGGATATTACTGGCACGATCACTAATATTCAGACAACTGCAGTAGCGGTAATGGGTGCCTTCATCACTCTAGGTCTAACGGTAATGTTTTATCGTAAGATCCGTGGTCTAGCATCACGTGGCTAGTATTGGCTTAAAGCGTTTGATTACGCACAGCTAGTACAAACCTTTAGAGAGGTTTGCGTTAATTGATATTAATTCGAATCTCTCTATTACTTATTAACTACCAATAACAGTAACAAGAAACAAGAAGTAACAAGCAAACCAAGGTCAGTCATCAAGATGACCATTAACAATCAAAAGGAAAGTAAAAAAATGATCTACTTATTAATCGGTATTACCCTGGCTTATCTAGCGCTACTCGCTTGGATGGGAATGCCGCCAAAAGATCAATAACAGTAAAAACAAATTAATGATTAAACAACTCTTTACCGCTCTTGTATTTACATTAACACTCATGCCCATGAGTGCTAATGCTTGTGAGGAATGTGAAGAGCTACTCGCCGCTGCTGAGGATATTGTTTGGCAAATGGAGTCATTGTTAGATGATTCAGCAACCTATGCAGATACGGCCGCTATGAGTGCTGATGATGCGCAAACTTACGCTGATCTATCTGAACAGTGGGCAGATGTCACTGCAACTTGGGCACAGGTGGCAGAACAAAATGCTGATAACTCACAAGCCTTTGCTAATAATGCAGAGTCTTATCAAAACCTTGCTGAGCAATATACCAATGCTATTGCTAGCTATACAGATCAGGCAGAGCAGCAACTAAGTGACATTAATCAATTTGCAAATGAAGCAGACTCTGCCAGTGGTAGCGCTCTTGATAGTGCCATAAGCGCTGCTGATTCAGCCATTAGTGCTTCACAATCTGCAACTTCTGCAGAAACGCTATTAAACGATTTAAGTTCTTTAAGTCAATCAGCCGGTGATGCAACCAACCTACTTAGTGAATTAAGTACCATTACCGAAGCTATTAATCTACTTAGTGAGAATGCCATTGCCCGTACAGATCTAATCTTGTCGCTACATGACGAGATTGAGCAGGACGTACAAACCATTGAAACCAAAAAACAAGAGGTAGTTGATAGTGCAGATGCATCAATGAGTAGCTTTACTATTACCCAGGCCGAGCTAGAAGCTCAGTACGGTATTAAACTTGCCTCTTTTGATACCAAAGAATCCCAATTAGAGCAAGACAAGCAAACTGCCACACAAGCCATTGATGCCAAACAAACACAAGCGACCAATACACTTGATGATTTTTTAACCTCTGTTGAAAACACCAAAATTCAAACAGAAACATTAATGAATGACCTATCAGCTTTGGTTGAGACCTCTAAAACTACCTCTGTGGATTCAATGACTGATTTAGTAAGTTTGGTTGATGATACTCAAACTCAAGCACTAGCCAGTATTAATGATTATGTACAAGCCGTAGAGAATACTAAAACAAATGCTACCGCTTCTATTGAAGCATTTACTGACACGGCTGATTTTGAAGTGTTGGTTAATAACGTAGTTAATGCGTATTTAAATGACAATCCTAATACGGGCGGCGGCATTAATGTTGCAGCACTTGATGCCAATACAACTGCTGTTGAATCAAATACCACTGCCACTGATGCCAATACCACGGCTACAGATGCTAACACTAACGCTTTAAATGCCAGCGCAGCAATAACTACCAACAACATTGACATCCTAACGGCTAATACAGATGCCACCACAGGCAACACCAACGAGCTATCAGGTTTAAAAGCATCAATTGATGCTAATACTGCTGCCCTTAAATCAGGCGGCTCTGTAACGCAGGGTGAGTTTACTGGAGAGGTTGCCTATCAAGATATTGGCACAGGCTATGTTGATGGATTGGGTACAACACTAACTAATTTACTATCGCCTGATAATCCTGACAACCAAGGCTCTGGCTATGAAAATGATTTTAATATTGCCAAACTAGCTGAACTGGGTGGATCAACTTCAACCTATGGCCAAGATGCCAACTTTGCAGGACAAGGCGGTACTTGTCCATTTGATAGTTTTAGTATTAATGTATTAGGTGGTCAGGTAATTACCGTTGATACATCCTTTATTTGTATGTACTCACGTCCGCTGTTTAATTTGATGATGACTATTATTATCTTATTAACCTTAGTAGTTGGATTTAGATATGTCACCCGTTAAGGAGATAAGCTAATGGGCGCTATTGTTATTGCTATTAATGCAGTACTTCGGTTTATTACCGGTGCTAAAGTTTTATCCTTTAGCTTTTTTACCTGGATAAGCTCAAACTTCATTACCTTCTTTTTTGCCTTCCAGTTTATTGTCTGGATTGCCAGCGCCATCTTTACTTTAATCTTAGGTTTTTACGGCACTGAGATTCTATCCACCATTTTTGATATGACTGGCATACAAACTTATGTGAGCTCACTGCTTGCCAATATCTTTGATTTTGGATCGAGCATTAATACCGATGGCAATGCATTTGGTACAACGCTAGAAGAAGCTTTACTGTACTTCCATTTTTATGACTTTTTTAATCTGATTATCTCTTTGTGGTTTGGCATCTTTGCCTTAAAGCTTAATATTGCTGTGTTTAGAGCGACAAGATTTAACGCTTCTAAGTCAGGCATTCTTGGCTCTATGACGGGCTATAAGAGCTAGTGCTAATATCAAACCATAACAACAAAATAAACTTAATTAATAAATAACTATGATCCATCTAATCACCGGTAGACCCGGACACGGTAAAAACATCTATGCGTTAACCTTCCTTGAGAAGGAGGGTTTTATCAATTATGACAAAGAGTCAAAGACTTTTAGTTCAACCATTGATAGGCCTTTGTTCTTTATTGCCTTTGATAGTATTGACGTTAAAGATGCTACTACCGCCAAGTATGAAGATTTAGATAAGCTACCTGAAGATCAAGAAAGCGAGAACCAGTCTAAGTTCCCAGACAACTCAGTGATTGTTATTGATGAGGCTCACCGCTACTCTCCCCGCTCAAGTAATAGAAGCGGCTTTACCGGCTTTGTCTCATTCTTAAAGATTCATCGTCATTTTGGTTTTGATTTTATCTTTATTACCCAATCTCAAAAAGATCTAAACATTGATATACGTAACTTAGTGGAGAATCACTTTAGAGTTAATCGTCCGTTTGGCACGCAAAAGAGCTTTGTTAATCATTACCTAGGTGCTGAGACCACAGAGAATAAACAGCCAGTTAAACAATCAAGCAAGCCATTTGTCTTAGACAAGCGGTTTTTTGAAGTTTATAAGTCTGCCAGTATTCATAACTACAAATCCAGCATTCCTAAGAAGTACTACGCCTTTATTGTACTTTTTATTATCTTTATTGGTTTTGTTATATCTAAAGGTATTTATGTCATAGATGCTTTTAGCTCAGGGGATGCGCTTAACTTTGGTAAAGAGCTGCAATCTGAGTTGGTGCCTGACAAACAACAGCCAGTACTCACCAATGAGCAAAGAAGAGAGCGGGCTGCTACTAGATTACAAAAGCCTTATTTTTATATCTTTAAGAATCAAAAGAAGTTTGAGAATCAAGGAATGATCTTGTCAACCATAGCACCGAACATCGTTATGAACAAAACCTCAATATTTTGTTATTGCAATAAACAACAAATTGAGATTCTTGATAATCTAGTACGTTTAATCGATACCTCTAACAATATCAAGATTGATTTTATATTGGTGTCATTTAGTAAAAAAGACTACATGGACTTCAGTCTTAAGTACACCTTCCAAAATGATTTTTTTAGTATTAGTCCGTCTACAGCATTAATACCAAACTTACTATTATTAGATTATCTAAAGACGGATTACAAAACCTTAACCAAGATTAACTCAACTGCCTTGGTAGAAGTAGGTCAGAGCTTTAGCTCTAACTTTGTCACCAAGTACCCAATCATCTTAAAAGATTATAAGTCTAGTAGTGTGTCCAGTGTTCGACTTAATTCAGATAACTTGGTTAAACCAAGCTCAACATCCAAACAACAGCCCAGTGATAGAATCGTTGGTGAAAAGATCTCTTACAACAATGTCGGCTTTGAATTTAAGGTGGCTACTCAGTTTGTGGATGATCAGACCATTATTGTTAATTTAAAGCAGTCTCATTCATTCTTACAAGGATTTGTTAATGATGTACCAGTCACAGACAAAAGAGACTTTAAAACTCAGTTCTTATTAAAGTCTGGACAACTAGTGCCATTGTTTAATCTGTCCACCTTACTCAACTCACGATCCAAGAAAGAGACTATTCCATTTTTAAGCTACTTCTTGCCAGGCAAGGTGGATGATGACAATTCAAGTTATCAGGTGTTTTTGAGGTTTAATTTTGAGTTTGATAAAGACAAGACAAAGCTAAAACAAAAACTAGATCTTGTTAAAACTGCCAAGCCAACGATTGAGATCAAAGGGGTCAAAGAGCAAACCATTGATGAGTTGCTTGCTGCAGATGTTGAATTATTAGAGGGGCTCAATCAAGAAATTAAACCATTAGATGTAAAACTTGAAGTAGTAGATATTGAAAACATTCAGCAGCCGAAATAGTCGCCTACATGCGACTTCGGCAGCTTAATGTTTATATCTTTACAGTAGTGTAAACCGAACTACCACGGCCTTATCTTTTACCAAATCGACGGTCACGTTTTTGATAACTATCAATAGCCTTATCCAATTCAGATGCATCAAAATCTGGCCACAGGGTGTTGGTAAAATACAGCTCGCTATAAGCCAACTGCCAGAGTAAAAAGTTACTAATCCTTTTCTCACCACTACTACGTATTAGTAAATCAACTGAATTAGCACCAAGACTCAAGCAACTTTCAAATAACTCTTCATCAATCTCATCTAAGCTAACCTCACCATTAGCGTGAAGCTCGCTGACTTTTCTGGCAGCCTGGGTAATATCCCACTGCCCACCATAATTAGCAGCAATGACTAATTTCATCCCAGTGTTGGTTGATAACAACGCCGTACCATCACTGATGGCCTTTTGCAATCTGTCATCAAAAACTGACAAATCTCCTATGACTTCAAGACGAATATTGGCTTTGTTTAATTTGTTCATTTCAAGCTTAAGTGTAGCCAAAAATAGCTTGAACAGCCATCCAACCTCTTCTTCAGTGCGCTTATTATTCTCGGTACTAAATGCAAATAACGTTAGAGTCTCTACTTCAAGCTCAATACAGCGACGTACTGTATTGCGAACAGCCTTAACACCTTGTCGATGACCCTCAAGCCTTGGCACGCCATGCGCCTCAGCCCAGCGACCATTACCATCCATAATAATGGCAACGTGTTTGGGTGTTTTTAACATAAGAAAATATCAGTAATTTAAAGCTTATAATGATACACTAATTAAAAGTAAGTCAATTTATCACTGGCCTCAAAATTCATCATGAATATATCATCTTTCTTTAAATTGTCAATGTGGGCCTGGATGATGATTATTCTATATTTATCACTTACACCTCAAGTAAGCACGCCAATTAATTTTAATCACATGGATAAAATATTACACCTAGGTAGCTACGGCCTAGCAATGATATTAACAACATTAGCATACCAAAAAATTCACCATTATAAGTCTATCAGCTTATTATTTACCTATAGTCTAATGATTGAAGTTGCTCAGTTATTTGTAGTTAACCGATACTTTGAAGTGTCTGATTTGGTGGCTAACTTAATGGGAATTTTGCTAGCAATTTATCTAATGAAACTACTTAGACCTACTCGACTGTTTTAAATTGATAACGAATGCCAAAATCTATCACATTACTTTGGCCGCCATTTTTAATAGCCTGAAGTCTGCCAATTGATGCTTGTAAGCTAACGTCAGAATTAAGCTTATAGTTTAACCCTAGCATTGGCTGTATGATTGATCCGCCTGTATTGATACCACCACCACCCGCCACGCCAGCGTTAATTTCAGCCGACAAGCTTAGTTTATTGGTAACATCAAACTCCTGACCAATGCCTAGCAAGCCCACAGCATAACCACCTGCCTTGCCTTGATAAGCTGCAAGTGCTTGTCCAGTTAAGTAGGTATCATCATCCAAATAACGGTCTAGCTTGACTCCAAGTAATTGCACTGAATCATTCAAGCCATTTTTGCGTAACGTATCAGAGCCTAAGTAGGTTTGATTAATAGCTCGAACACCCCACAAACCATCTGCTGTGTAATCATAATTGCTAGCCTTACGCACACGACTACCAGCTGATAACAACTTAAATGGATATTGTAAACTTATTTTTGCAGTGGTGGCCTTAAAGGCGCCATCAAATGCGCCCACCCTACCTAATTCAGCCGAAAGCGATATTTTATCAAAAGGTCTAATATATAAGCCGATAGCTTG